TTAGGATAAGAGAAAGACCGGGCGAACGCCAAGAGAATTGGAAGCGTAGTTGTAGTGCGCATAACCGTTGCCGCTGACACAGGCGAAATCGGAAGCGGAATCCTCAACCTTGTTCTGCAACCAGTACCATTCCCATGTACCTGTCTCCGAGCCTTGGAAAGCGATACGTTCACGGCGGTTCTTCATGCCGTAGAAGCGTCTCACAGATACAGGCTCGTCCTTACCGTAAGGGTTCTCTCCGAAGATTTCACGCTCGGTAGGAATACAGAGCATATCAAAGCAGTTCGTCTGACCTACTCGCATACCAACCATACGACCCTTGATTTCCTCCGGGAAGCTCTCGAAGATTTCTCCGTTCAGCTTCTTGCGAAGGTCGGAATGTTCGTAGTCAACCTTTTCGGCTCTGCCGGGATTCTCGAACATTTTCTGCTCGTCCTTGAGACAGTCAACGGTGATGAAAAGCATACCGTTCGGGGTCTCACGAATGGCTTTCGCCTTAACTTTTTCCCCTGTGGTGAGTGTGAAGGAGATAATGTCTCCCAGTTCAAACAGTTCAGTGTCAATAGTCATGTTTCTCATAACTTCCATGATAAAATCCTCCTTAATCTTTATTGGATAAGTTTTTGTCTTGCTGTGATTATAAGATAACACATACAAGATTGAATGTCAATACCTAAAAGATAAATTTTTATCTTTTCTGTGCAAGTTATCGTCTTCTATGTTTAAGTGCTTTTCGCACTCCCTCGGAGCGTTGCTCGTATAGCTCACTGAATCGCCTATGTTCCTCACGAATGACTTTCTTTTCTTCCTCCCACAGCGCCTTTTCGTATAGGTACTCGGGACATACACCGTGACAGCCGGGGTGTCGCTTCGGAGCAACGCAGTCCTTACAGCATTTAATCTTCATCGCTTGTACCTCGTGACGCTGTTGCAGATAGTTCGCAACTCGTTTCGGTCGAGAGGTGGGTCACAGGCAACCGTATTGGCGTACAACAGCTCCTCGTAAATCTGTGACTTGGAATAGCCTTGATTGTGGAGCATACCAGCGAGGGAGGTGAGACAGATATTGCGGCTTCCGTCCGGGATTCTCGGATAGACTGGACGGAGCTTTACACGCCCATTCACGACAGGTTCTTCCCATACAGGGGCGTATATCTTGTCTCGCCCAACAACCACCTTATCGGAGGTCTCTCGAGCTTCCGGGAAGTATTTCTCCACAACATAATCAATCGCTTCTTGGTTCTCGATGATTTCTCGGTAGAGAAGGGTGTTCCCGGTCATAATGAAGTAGCGAGCCGCCTTGTAAATCTCCACACCAGCAAGATTGTTCTTGCCCTTGAAGGGGAGAGTTCCACGGAGTAGGATATGGAATCCACGCCCACTCCGGGATTTCTCCGTATAGCTGTGGCACTTACCGACAATATCAGCCCCGAGGACGCTCATAAGACCGTCTTCATCGTACCCCTCGTCAATATCAATCCCGACATACCCATTGTCCGCAAACACGAAACCGCAGTAGTCGTAATAGTGCTGATTGTACGATTCGAGAGCAGTCTCGAAATCAGACCATGTTTCCGGGTTGGTGGAGGAAGCGGCTTCGTTCTCCCATGCTTTCATAGGGACTTTGCTTCCATCATTCGCACATACCCACTGGTCGAGTTTCTTTAATTCCTCGGGAATATTGTCATAGTAAACCACGCCGCTTTGCCACCTTTCTTTCCAGCTCATTTACGAGCTTCCAAATGCTGTCCTGTGAGATACCTTTGGACTTCGCCAACTGATAGATATTGTCCGGGACGGTATCTCCCTCACGATAGATATACAGGAGCATTGCTCGGTCATTATCGGAGAACGACTTGAGTGCGCTGTCACACGCCGCCCAGTTATGTTTGTCTGCTTCCGAGTGGAACTTCGGTCTGTCGTGTCGAGCATAGAATCGCAGACAATGATTCACATACTCGGAGTAGAAAGTTCGGCTCATTTACTTGCCCTCCTTCATTTCCCCATACACGGAACTCAACTGGGCTTTCTTCGCTGTCTTCTTGACCTCGACACCCTCGAAATACCACTGGTTATCAATGCAGATAGGGTAGTCCGGGTTGTCAGATTCCACCAGCTTACCAGTATCAATGATATGCTGTGCCGCAGACACGGAGAGGTTGTTCTTTACGAAGTCCTTCCCGGTGCGGAGCAGAGCGTTCACTCTGCCGTTGACGTTCTTCAACTTATACATTGTGTATAACCTCCTTAAATTCATTATTCAGAGCTTCCACATCGACATTGCAAAGCTCCTTGAGTTTGTAGCGTTCCGGGTAGGTATCGTCCATTTCGTAGACCTCCCTCATGTGAATGTGTTCCTTCAACATATCCCGGTAGAATCTCTCGAGACGCTTCTTACCAAACCCGAGGTAAACATGAAGCGTCCACAGCACCATTGCGTCAATGTCGAGAGAATAGGCTTCGTCATGCTCAAGAATCTGTCGGTCGATTTCGTGAATTGCCGCCGCTGTCGCTCTTTCCTTGGCTGACTTCTCCGCATGAGAGACCATGTGGTCGAAATCACTGACTTTCAGATTCAGAGTGGGTTCTTTCTGTACCTTTATTCCGGCTTTCTTCTGCCTACGCCGTTCAGCTCTGTTCATCACCCACACCTTCCTTCAAGAGCGAACCATAAGGGAGGGTGAGAATCCAATCGCAGAACATACGCCACTCGTCCAGCTTGTGACCTCTGCGATATTCCAGCATATTCAGAAGGTTTTCGTAGGTCATAGTGACCGTTCGCTTCTGATTGAAAGAGGAGGGCAAAAGCTGAATCATATTCCACCAAAACTGCTTGCGCTCTACATCGGTGAAATCACCCTCGCTTACGAGCCTGTTGTAATCGTTGTACCAGCCACGATTGTTGTTAAGCTCGTTAATCACAACACCGAGAATCGCCTTGCTTGGCTCGTCCAAATGCTCACAGGAGAAGTCCTCGAAGGTGAACTCCTTTGCCTGTATCTTGTGCATGGTGGAACAGCTATTAGCTGTCGTGCCGACCTTGTATGTATCGAACTCCTTCCACCAGTAGAGAGGAGCGGTAATATCCACCGATACGAAAATCTGACGAAGGAACTTACGGTGAGGTGCACCGCCACGAATGAGCCGGGTCATAAGGTCTTTATCATTGTCACCGATTGCATAGCACTCATACGGAGTACAGTCATGCTCCTTCGGGTGACAGATACCTTCTCGGTCGATGATTCCACACTTGCCGCAGTCAACCGCCGGGTAGCTGTCGGAGCGTTCCCAGCTGTTGAGGGGATTTCTCATTCCTCGGATAGCGTGTTCCCAGCCCCATACCTCTGGTTTCTCAAATTTAATCATCGCTCACTCCTCCTTAATAGCGGTTCTTGGCTCGAGACAGGCTTGCCATCTGACGCTTCATCATGTCCTCGTAAAACTCGTTGCTCGGGTTATCCACCTTGTAGCAAGGGCGGTCTCCGAAGAACACACAGTAGGTGTCTGTGGTCTTCTCATGTACGATGGTGGTGTATTCCTCGGTCATAGCCGAACCAGCCATAACAGGCTCACCAGCTTCGGTCACATCGAACCCGGTACAGGTGCTACCCCAAATCTGTGAGAAACACTCAACACTGAAATCGAGGTAGACTTTCTTGCGGCTATCATTCTCCTTAATCTCGGCAATCTTCTGAACGAAGTCCGGGTCATGGGCGAGAGCCTGTTGTGCCTTATAGAGCAGAAGCTCCAAATTCGGGATTCTTGCCACCATACCTCACACCCCCTCTACATGAGAAGCGAGCATATCGGCTTGGTGTGTCCACAGAACATTTGTATATTTATGCACTGCTCGTGTATAATCGTTCCATTCGGACTTATCGCAGAAAGCTCCCATGTGATAGCGAATACACATGATTTCCTCCTCGGTGAGCTTGAAATACTGTGCCAGCACCATAACCGACTTATCACCGTGACCCTTGAGCAGAGTGTCCATAGCGTATTCCCACTTGGAATCGTCTCTGATTTCCTCGCCGCCGAGAGTTTCGGCAATGACTGGGTGCTGGTAGTTGTCCATCTTACAGAGGTCGTGGAACATACCAACCAGCAGAGGTGAGCGAGGGTTCTGCCAGTCAAGGCGGCAATCCTCGGTGAGCTTCTTGAGGTAGCGAGCTACCATGTAGCTGTGGTCGAACAAACCGCCCTCATAATTGCCGTGATACTTGGTACTTGCCGGAGCGGTGAAGAATCCCTTCTCCAACAGGTCTTTCTTAACCTCCGGGGGAACAATGTCACCCATGAGGTTATTGAATTTCTCAATACGTTCTGCCAGCGTCATACGTCACCCTCCTGTCTGTGAAGACTGCGCTCTGCTTCAAAACCGTTCGGGTAGCGATTGCGGAGCTTGTCTACGTTCATCTGTAATACCGTCTCGAGGTCGTAGCCGATAGCATGGGCGGCAACTGCGATGTACCACGCCACATCGCCCAGCTCTTTTGCAAGGTGGGCTTTGTCCAGCTCGTGACCTTGGAAGCGGTACTTCTTTATCATGTCCACACACTCGCCGGATTCACCACAGAGACCCATAACGCCGTTGAGCAGAATCTCGTCATTGTTCGGGTGGTTCATGCCAGCCGCAGTGCGGAGAGCTTCGGTCTGATACTCATTGATTGTCATGCTTTTTCCTCCTGTGATTTCGCCAATTCGAGATACTTCTTCAAGTACCAATCGGCTTTCTTAATGTCCTCGACACCGTTCTTATTCCTGTGTCGGTAGATGTATTTGAGAGCATTGCATACACAGAAGTCCTTCGTGGCTTCCACGCCCTGTGTCTCGAGCATTACCTCAATGCACTCGAATTTCCCGGTCTCATAATGTGCCGGGTGATTGACATTATCTGCCATACGACACCTCCTATTAAAAATCCGGGAGAGGAGCTTACCCCTCCCCGCCGGGTTGTTTATTAATGCACGCGCTACCGCCACCCGTTGCTTCTCCCCTCCCGATAATTCAGCCGGTTTGTGCGAAGCACGTTCGGACAAGCCCAAAAAAGCTAGCGTTTCTTTGGCTTTCCGCATAGCTTCGGAAGAAGATGTACCTGCTATCAACGCAGGCATCATCACATTCTCTAAAGCTGTAAACTCAGGAAGTAACTGGTGGAACTGGAACACAAAGCCAATCTGCCGGTTACGAAAAGCCGACAACTCTTTTTCCTTCAAACAACTCACTTCTGTACCATTCAGTAAAATAGTACCTGTATCCGCCTTATCCAGCGTTCCCATAATCTGCAATAATGTAGTTTTCCCCGCACCGCTGGGCCCCACAATACTTACCACTTCTCCTTTTTCTATCATCAAGTCAATACCTTTCAGTACCTGCAATGTCCCGAAACTCTTCGTTATTCCCTGTAATTCTATCAT